ACTCGAAGTGATCTTTTCTTTAAAATGTCTAAAGGATTATATTCGATCATTGTAAAAATATTTATAGATAACAAATAATTTGATCAGGATTCTTGGCTAAGCCTTTGATGCATTGCTTTGGCATAACCCATTTTTCTTACATCTCCTGAAAACAAATACAGTTCAAAGGCAGATTTTTCTCTTAAAACAACAATATGTTTTTTAGTTAAATGGTATGGGGACTCGATAAATTGATCTAACCAAACTAGTATTTGTGGAGTTATACTAATTTCTTTTAATATTTCAACTTTATATGTTTTGATTTGAGAATAAGTTTCTACAAATTCTAACCCTTGATCTGTAAGTCTTAAGCCGCCGCAGTCTTTACCTCTGACATTTTGCCACCAGGTACTACGAAATTTTTTTATGATATTCTCGTCAAAGGGTTGACCAGCGGCTTTGAGGAATACCGAAGTATAGGTATCCTTTAAATCCATTTAGTCTACTCGTTCTCCGGCATTTAATTTAAACACTGCAAAGTCTGTGGTCTTAAACAACTTGTTCAGTTTCTTGGCTAAATTTCTTGCGTGTCCGGGATTACTAAAACTAACCTTTTTGTACTTTGGGCCAGGATAACTGGATACCATACTACCACTTTTCAAATTAAAAGGCTGATCTTTGTAAAACACAGCCCAAATGGCATCACTGTTGAGAATTTGCTCAACTTTGTAGGTTTCCTTGTCAGTGTATTCAAGAATAACTTTGGGTTTAGGTCGACTCATATCTATACGTGTTATTATAAAGCACGTATATATTTATGTCTAATTAAAGTTGCCACCATCAAATTTAACATTGATGTTGGTAGTAGATTCACGTATTTCCGCCAGCATTGTGTGTATTTCTAGAACGGTTTTTCCTAATCTAGAAGTCATCACAGCTAATTCTTGAGTAAGCTCTCTTGCTTCTTGAATTGTTATTCTTATATCTTTTTGCTGACCACGCTCTGCAACTGCTATGCGTTGAATAAGTTTTTCAACACCTGGTAACGTATTTGGAATATTATTTTGAGACATTAGCCAACACCTGTTTCATCTCAATTTCGGATTGAAACGGCCCTTGATACTCGTATCTTTGTAATGTTATCAATTTAGGACAAAAACTTTTTACCCATCCTTTATCGAACCTTATCACATAAAAGCCTGCACAGTATAAACTCTTGCTATCGCCGCTCTTTGTAAACAACGGTAACTTTCTTTTTATATCATACATTGCATTATGCGGCTCGGCACTTGTGGCGTAACCGTGAACTTCGTTAGGTAATGCATCGTTGGCTTCTTTAATAATTTTAGCCACAAAGAAATTTTTACCAAATTGTCTAGTAAGACTTTCTTTTGTATCATAGATTTGAACCCCTAATTCGTTACTCATAACAAATCTATTATCCTCATTCTTTCTTAGAGTGGCAAATTTTTCACCGTCTCGTTCAACAATCCAGAATTTGTTTTCTATAATTGGTTTAGCGTGTAAGTCTGTCATAGTGTTCTCCCAACAGTTATTAGTTTTTGATTCACAAGTATCTTCATACGGACAAAGTTTTAATTTCATTCGAATACCTTGCATTCAGTGGCTCGGCATAGGCCTGTGCTTGATCGGCAATCTTTTTAAGATCATATAGATTGCAAAATTTCATTAATCTAATACCAACTTGACTAATATTCTTATTTGCACTTGTTGCTGTAGCAATAGTTTCTGTAATGATGTTTTTAATTTCTTCGGGCTGTGCAGAAAGATCAATTAAAATACGATTACGTTCGTAATCATCTAGCACACGATGTTCTTTACCTTCGTGGTCGGACCAGCGCTGAAGCATGAGATTGTTCCACGCATAGCCTTTTAAATCTCTGTCACCGTAAGCCTCACGGAGACCAACCTTATTTTTTGTGCCTTTTTCCCGTACTCCCGGATATGCAGAGAATACATTGTCTGAGGTATCGCCTCGCATACACTTCTCAAAGAGTAACCACTGGGGGTCCGGAATGGCTTTTGGTTCTTGAGTCTTTTTATCAATAACTCTCTTACCTTTTGCATCAAAAATACCTTCATGTGTAATAGTAGTTTCCATAACGCCGTTAAATTGGCGTACATTAGGTGCAATCAATTGTACAAAGTCTGTATCGGTTGAAATGATAACATGGTCATCGTTTGGATGTGTCTGTATCCATCCAGCAATTAAATCATCTGCTTCTAGGCGTGAATGTTGTAGTACTGTGCAGTTTGTCTTTTCTGTTACAAACTCTTTGAATGTATCAAATGCTTCCCAAAACACTTTCTCTTCTTCTGCTTCACGTTCTGTATGTGCGGCACGACTAGCGGCTCTTTGTGCCTTGTAAGGCTTATAATGATCTTTACGCCAGCTACGTCCCTCGAGGCAGAACACCACATGACTTCCACCAAAGTCTTGCCACGCTTTTTTAATACTGTTTAAAGTAATATGAAAGGCCATACCTAGTTTGATATCAGCGTCACCGTTGATAACGTGCCTAGCACGAAAGAAAGTGTTTGCAGTATCAACTAAAATATATGTCATAGATTCTTTTTTCTAATTTGATTAATGTCAACAACGCCAGTGTTTACAGCGCCACCAAAATCACCGTCAACTACCACATTAGCACATAGTTCACGGAACCAACGATCTACAATTTCTTCGTCTTTGTCTCCGTCAAAACCATATCCCTCTTGCTTTAATTTTAACACAAAATGCTCGTTCCAGTCAAGCTCAAAAAAGCCATTACGTATGTTATCTTTATTAATATGTGTATTGAGAACACCTACCCAGGGTTCTTTTAATTTGGTTGCACGATCTTTTGGTGCTAATTTTATTAATGCTTCTTGTTCTAGAGCAACGGTTGTCTTTTGTTCTACGATTGCAATCTCATCAGTTTTTTGATCAGCTAGTTTTGTAGCTTCTTCAATGGCTGTTTTAGTATCGATAAGTTGTTGCTCTAATTTATCGATACCCATTATTTTTTTAAAGAATTTTGTTAGCATCATGTACCCCACTCATTTTTAAATAGTGGCACTTGTAGTCTATCGCTATAACGCCAGCCACGTTTCATAGCTGCCAATGCTACATTCTTTGCGTTAAGTGTATAAACACTTTCTACACCACCTACTGGCATTAGATATATATGACCGGTAAACCCAGCATGTCGAAATGCACCTGCCGCACACTCTGCATCTTTAATATCTTCTTCCGTTGCCACTACAAATTTCAAATATGCTGTACCAACTTGTTCGTACTCGCATACAATCTCTGGACAGATAGCTTCTTCCCACTTCTCACCACTTGCTGGCAGTTTAGCACTTACACTAAATGTAACTTCTCTGCCTACTACGCTATTCCATTTAGCCAAGTATGCTTTAAATTCTGGTGTAAGCTTCTGAGTACCGTTTGTTTCGAAGGTAATCTCTTTCAAGTCACGCATCTTAGTATTGTTTAACAAGTCTGGGTAAGCACGTTGCCAGCCTAGCAACGGCTCTCCGCCTGTGATGACCAAGTGTTCATCGACCCAGTAATCCTGTGGAAGAATTTCCATAATGCGATCTGTGATAGCTTCGCTTGTAAGCATCGGCGACAAATCTTTAAAGTCTGGATGCCAACTAGCATAACTGTCACAGCCTGTGCTAACTAGGGGTAAGTCTTCATACTTCTGAAAAGACTCTATTATTGTATGTGTAGCCGCAATGTCAGTTGCTTCGTGACTAACTTCTCCACGCGGCATACCAAAGCCAGCACATTTGAAATTACAACCAAATGTGCGCAGAAACACACTCGGTACACCCATATATCTACCCTCTCCTTGTATAGAGTAGAAAAGTTCCGCTATCTTAATCTTTGACATCTGTATCCTTTATTATTTCTAAGTTTAACATATTATTCGATAAATGTAAATTCTTTTGGAGAGTTTTACAATTATCCCCGTGCCATCTATTATAGTTGGCTGTATTTGATAAAACTTTACCACAGTGTTTACAAGTTTTTTTTGGTTTGTCTAACATTCTTTGTCTTCGCATTTCTAACATTTCAGGAGATAATGTTTTACCTAATCTGCGTTCACTCATTGCTTTGCGTTCTTCTTCAGATTTTTTCTTTCCAAAATTAGGATTGTTTTCTCCTCTTGTCCACCACCTATCTACTTTCTTGTTACTTTCAGAAATCTTCCTTCTGTGTTCTTCGGATTTTGGGCGTTTTCCTACTTCTCTGGATGCTTCACGCTGTCTGTCTTTACCTTCCGGAGTATATACTTTGTTTTTAGCCGATGCTCTCATATGTTCAATCTGCTCCGGCGTGTAAATTTCTTTCCAACTTTTGCCTTTTCGAGCAGATGCCGCTTCTCTCATTTTTTCTGTATGGGCAGGATCTCGTTTTACACCTTTTGTTCTACCACTAGTATTTTTGCGTTGTTTTATCCCTTCAGGTGAATTAAAAAATGCTTGACGTTTAGCTATCATCATTTCTTTGTATTCTGGATCAGCCCAACGTTTAATGATCGCGGCACGTTGTCTTTCTTTTCCTTCAGGAGTTACTTTAGACGGTTTACCCCAATTAGGATTTTCTGGGCCGCGTTTAAACTCTTTTAACTTACTTTTCTCGCCAATCTTCTTTTTAGATTCTTCTGAGTGTTTTCGTCCTACCCAAGTGCCGCCTTCTTTGGCATACTTCTCTTTTAACATTTGAGAATAGTGTTTTCTAAATGTTTCATACATCCTACTGGAAATTGTATAGGTATGATTTACGCCGCGTTCCTTAGTAGTCATTTTGTTAATGAATGTATTAAACGCAAATGCCATTTTGCTACCGTATATACCTTCAAACTTCATTTTCCATAACAATGCGTGAGCAATGTAATGTTCGCGGGCAGTTAGTTGGACTACGTTTGATTTGATATTATCGCCGCCGAAACTACGAGGAATAATATGATGTGTTTCTTTATACCCTTGTATAGAACCTCGTAGTTGTGCTTTGTGTATGAGGGATTCATACCACTTACTATATTTGCTTTCTACAAATTTTACGGGCCAGTTTATCATCAATGTTAAGCAGAATTAGAACAGCATACCTATATAGTGTTCTTCACTCTGTAATTTTAATCTTACTCATAAGTTAATTTCACTTTCAAATATGTTTGACCATTTTTTTAATTTAGCAATTTTGTTATCTGCTGATACAAGCACTTCTTTTTTGTCTACTAGATTGTACACAATACAAAGATCAATCATGGCCTGTAAATCTCCTAACTCTTCTGCTAGATGTTGTCTATTAGTAAGTGGCTTACCAGGTTTGACATTATCTAAACCGAATCGACTAATCTTGCTGATAGCAACAATTACTTCTGCACATTCCTCTTGAGTAATGTCTAGAATTTCTTTTTCTTTATTATTCATATTACTATTATACATTCTTTTTTGATAAAGACCAAGAGCCGTCTTGATTATCTTTCCAAACTAACTCATCGCCTTCTTTCCAACCTGTTTCTTCGAGCATATCTTCAGGGAAGGGTAATATCAAGTCACCTGTTTCAGGATCGTCTTGTAGTTCAATTGTCCAATTTTTCAATGTTAACTCCTGATTTTTTAAGGAACTCAATTCCTGAATCATCTCTATAGTTTTCACTATAGTAGACACCATTTATGCCAGTCTGATATATAAGTTTGGCGCATTCAATACAAGGGGCATGAGTAATGAAAATATCAGCACCATTGCCGCTGTCATTCGACTTTGCTAATTTTGCAATAGCATTTGATTCAGCATGAAGTACCTCTGGCTTGGTTTTTAAAGCATATCTCCTAGCATATCCTATATCGGGATCAAAGTCTTCCTCTTCAAAAGGCCAACGTTCGTAGATCTCATCGGGGTCTAGCCAGCCGCCTGCATCTCGGCTCATATAATCTCGGTATTCACAATCGTTATCCCAACCTGCCGGCATACCATTATAGCCAATAGAGATAATACGATCATCTTTAACTACAATAGCACCTACGTGAAGTCTACGTGCTGAACTGAGTTCCGCGAATATCTTTGCGGTCTTCATATACGTTTGTTTGAACTTTTCCTTCATTTTCTTTTTTCCATTGTTGGTGTTTGAGTTCTCGACATTGTTTTTTTACTTCTAGAGGAATATCAGGATGCCATTCAGCCATACCGCAATCGTATACTCTATACTCGGGCATTGGTGTTAGACTGAGCACTAATACCCACATTAAAAATCCTATTGCAAATCCCACTAGATATTTTATCATAGTCTATCACTGAGTAGTATTGCACACATGAGTTTATCTTCTGCTGATTTAAAAAAGAATTTCATATAGTCTACAGAAACTTCTGTGGTGTATCTATGCCCCGGCAATCCAAAATGTTCTATTATCAAGGCACAACTTTCATTCCACCATTTGTTTTCCTGTGAGTTCCAGGTCAAATTAACGACGTTCATCGATTAATACTTTTCTAAATCTATGAATAAAACTTTCTTTTAAGCACGAGTATTCGAGATAGTCTTTAAGACGCATATAGTGTACCCAAATTTGATCCCCCAAATTAACTACATCAATTACTCGAAAATATTCTCGAGCACCCGCTTCCCATATTTCGCCAGTACTAATTTCTTGCATTTTTAGCCCTTTCAGATAGATATGTTTCATTATGAATCCACCTGTTATTTACTAAAAATCCCCATTCACGTTTCTGAGGACCGGGCATAAACAATGTCCATGCAGTTACGCTAGGATCAAGCTCAATACGATGATAGCTGTTAGCCCTACATATACGAAAATGGCCGGGTCCTCGCCATTTACATATCTCATTAAATTTACAACCCTGTTTGTCAAATTGAGGAGTCCATTCATAATATCCACCTTTAAGAATTAGTGTTGCATAGGGCCAAGGATGATCGTGTACGTCATCCGGATCTGATTTAAGAAATTTATGAATAAAAACATTAAACGGAAACCAATCTCTATCTTTTAGAAAAACGTAATACCTTTCAAGATATGGTTGATCGTTTACACGATCCATTATAATTCTTTTACGTTCTAATCTTTCTAAAAAATCAAGAAACCATTTCATTTGCATGTTCCTAAGAAATCATCTAATCTTTTTGCAGCCTCGTCGAAGTCTACAGCCCAAACTTTTGCTTCAATTTGGTTATCAATAATACTCATATCAAAAGGAACAACGCCATTAAACCTAAAGTTATCTGGGACCTCAGTAGTAACAGTAAACTCGTGCAGGTTCTTTGCCCTAAAAATAAGATTATTTGCCATATCTACTGAGTTCATAGTAATCCTTTAGTTATTACACAAAATCGTATGTTCGTTCAAAAATAGGACCGTCGCAGATATAAAGTTCACCGTCGATGCCCTTCATAAGATAGTCGCCGGGATTACCTTGTTTGTAATTACCTTCTAGAGTATTGACTCGAAATTCCTCATCAATCTTTTTAGCATGTACTACAATGGGTCGCTTTACACAAGCACCCATGTCTTCTACTTGTTCAAATGTATCAAATGTTTTCATACTAGTTCCTTAATAAAGTATTTTGATGCAGGATATTTTGCCTGCAACCACTCTAATAGGCCCTCTTCAACTGGCAAGCGAACGCTATCAAATTTGTTGGTAATATATTTCATTCTTTAACTCCTAGTGTATTTCTATATTGCCGGCCAATACAATTCGCTCGTCTTGGGACATGCACTCGGGCACCCCGTGATCTATCCACCCTGGGAATATGATCAGCATACCTTCTGTAGGAGTAATATTGTGATCAATTGATTTAAACTGCAAAGGGGTAGGTGGCTCATCCATCTTTAAATAATAACAAAAACTAAATGCCGAAGCAAAGTGATTATGCGGGTTAGCATAATCACCGGTGTGATAGATAGCACCCCATAACGAACTAATTGAATACGAATAGGGTGGCTGGCGACTGTAATCAATAGGTTTAAGTAACTGAGTGATACTGTCCACTACGCCAACCCGCAGAAGATCAAAGAATTGGTTGTAGGGCGCCGCTTGATGATCAATAGGCAAGAGCCATTCGGTCATGTCTGCTTTAATATTAGTTTTCCTGCCCTGCTTATCGCCCTGGATTCGTATTAGATCAATCAGAGCAGCGTTAACTGTGTCAGCGTTTTCTAATGTGTACGTGTTGATTAGACGTGTGGTGTCAAACATCAGCTTATCGTTCATTCTTCGCTCCATTTTATCGCTTGTTAGATTCTTGAAGACTCAGTGTATCAAAAAACTCTTTCTTAGTGCCAGCATCGTTGGTGAACGCACCTTTAAGTACTGTAGTAGTTGTTGAACTATCGTGGGCCATTATTCCCCTGTTCTCACAGCACCCGTGAGTCATTCTTAAATAAACACCTACGTTTTCTGAATCTGTTGCTTTTGAAATTTCACGAGCAATGTCGTTGCACAATTCTTCCTGTAGCGTACCACGACGAGAACACCACTGAGCAATACGAGTGTACTTGCTAAGGCCAATGAGCTTTTGAGCGGCAATAATCCCGATATAAGCAACGCCACTGACAGGTTGGTGATGATGACTGCACATACTGCGAAGCTCACTACGTACCACAAGCATTCCTTCGTATCGGTCCTGCGAATCGTTCGGGAATGCTGTAGCGTCTGGTGCTGGTTCATATCTTCCTTCCATTATTTCGTTAAAATACATTTTAGCAAGGCGTCGTGCTGTACCCTTGCTGTTAGGATCGTTTTCGCGATCAATAAGTAATCGATCAAGTACTAGTTCAAATGCTTCTGCGGCTTCGTCGATGAGTTGCTCTTTGTTATGATCGTTAACATATTCACTAATGTTATCGCCTGCCCAGAAGCGTTTGTTGTCGCGTCTCATCTTTGCGCGAAGGTAGTTTCCTAGATACTTTTCTTCCTGGTATCCGCCATCGCCTGCCATTGCGTCCAGGCCTGTTTCTTTATTTGTCAATTTATATTCTCCGAGTTAATGACGTGGATGTCTTTGTACTATAATATAGGTTTATTTAGGTTTTGTCAAGTAGTTTAAGAAAATATTTCATTTTATTGACAATGATGCTTCTCGAAAGCCAAGATTTCCTTTAACGAACACGTTAAATGCAATAGAAATTCTATCATCCTTGGAATTGTTTATTTCCACTGAATGCATTAGATTTGAAGGAAATATAATTATTTGATTTTCGATTGGAGCAATAGACCATGTATCACAATTAAAAATATTCCATTCTGCAAATCCTAATTGTAATGTAGGAGAAGAAATATTTAAATATTTTTGATATTTATGAAATGTAATCCGCCCGGTATCTTCTGCTGCCTTTATATATAACACTCCTGAAAACAACGAATTGCTATGAGTATGTTCTTTTGCAAACCCCTCCGGCAAAAATTTAACAGCCCACGAAGTTGTTATATAAAATTCTACTTCGGGTTTAAATTTTAAAAGATTATAAGCATAATCATCAAATGCGTTGAGAATTTTATTTCTAATTTCTAAACACCTAGGGTCATCTAATAATGTAACACTTTCAGTAATAAACCCGTTGTTATCAGACATCGGGTAAAACTCTAAATCTAAAATGTAGTTAACACTTTTAGATGATAGTGGGGCTATATCAGATGTGTAAAGAGGAACACCAAATAAAGAGGAAGCTGAAGGCATAGGTTATACTCTATAGTTATGTTAACATCTTTAATAGTTTATTACAACTAAAGAATTGTTTTGTTAATGTATCTACTTGTTTATTTAGGCTAGGTAAGAATTTTTCATAATTATTCATATACTGAATAATCTTAGCACACACTTCTGGCCTATGTGCCTCGTATGCACCATAGCTTTCAGTCCATTCGCTAGGATACTTAAATGCATCAAAAGCCATTTCACTGTAACTTAGTCTATCTGGCACCATAGGAATAGCATTGACAATAGCACCTTCATACCAACTGATGCCTAGAGTTTCTTGTAAGTTAGCACTGAACACTAGTTTAGCTTCACCTAACAAATTATGATATTCATTTTTAGTTAGTTGCTGATCTTGACAAACAACAAATTCATATTGCGGCAAGTGTTCTTTTAAGTCACGGAAGATTTCTACCTGCTTCTCAGGAGCAACACGATGAGGAAACAAGATAAGATCACGCTTGGGCATGTTTTTGTACATTGCCAGGGTGTCCTGCATATATTCCATGGGCCATCCTGTGCGAACAAACTTAGGATACTCTCCGCTTAGGATTTCTTCAAGTTCCTCCTCGTACCAAGGATTTTCTACACTATGTCCATTATTTAATAGTTCCCTATGAAACATTTCTATATGAAAGTCAGTGGCAAAGTAATTGTGATCAAAGGCAGAAAAGAATGATTTTTCTGCATTACGCACCCACGGCTTATTGCCAACGAGACGTCCGAGAAAGTCTTGAGGATCATAACTACCAGCATGCCATAGGCCGTGTGTGATTACTGGAATGCCCAGTAGCTCACTCATATACTTTAAGTTTATAATGCCTGGATGCCAAGCGTCAGTAAAAATAAAGTGGTCGCCGGGACAAACGGATCCGCTGCAAAATAACCGACCCATCTGTTCAACCTGACTAGCCTTGTAGATATTAGTGCCGCCAAAATTAAGAAAGGCGCCAGGAGTAGTGGCACTAGGAATGTCCGTAGGACCAGAGATAACTTGAACATTGTGTCCTGCTTTTTGTAAGAGAGTAGGTACATGAGTCTTCCATTGACCTGTGTACCTTGTCTCAACTGACTCTAAATCAACGAGAAAAATTGTCATTGCGCTGACGATAGTTGTTGTTGCCACTGCGATTGTATTCACCTCGTGGCTTACGTGGTCGTGTGCTGTAGTAGTAGTTGTTCCATACTTGGCTATCTCTATTGTAGAGATTAGCCTCATTAAAGTCACACAGTTCGAATCGACAAAAATCGTGAAACTTTTCTAGATCATCAAAGATTTTAACAATCTCAGGTTTAGCTTCCCAATAGTTAACATCGCGATAGTTCTTAGCCATTATAGCTTTCCTTAATATTTAATAAATGAACCATTTTCTCCGTCTTCGGAGACCTCAATCCAAACCTCACGGTTGGGATACTTTGCAGAGATAGCGTCAAACAAATCGCCTGACATCATCTCACAACTCTTAAAGTCTAAACTTAGTGTAGCATCTTTATAAAGATTTAGCAACCATCGTTTGAACTGAATAAACTCAATATCACGATCATCGTGGGTAACACCAATCCACACTTTAAAGTGAAAGATGTGACGATGTGGATAGCCTAGAAAACTCACATCATACTCGTCACCTGTTGCTAGGTTAGGATCTGTAAGTGCGGCTGGATATTTGTGCATACCTTCTTTCTGGAAGGTAACCCAAATCATTTTATTAGGACGAATGTCTTGTCGAATAATCATTCTGTTAAAGCCTTTGAAACAGAGTTAATATCATTTTGATCCATAAAGAATTCATAGATAGATTCGCTATCAATCTTACCTTCTTTGTCTTTAGTTGCCTGAATAAAATTCACAGCAAACAATCCTTTGGGACTTTGACATTCCCATTTTTTAACACGCAGTTGAAAACCTGCTGTGTCTTTAAGGATAACTTCTTTCATCTTAAACTCTCCATAGTGATAATTTTTGCTAGTTCTTCACCGAGATCTTTGTCGTCTGTGACCACGTGTAAGCTGTGTCTATGATCATCCTTTTGACGATCATATTTGGTAGTTTCAATAATAGTTCCACCGGCTGCACCGTATATGTTTAATCGAAATCCCTGTGACTGAATATTTGGGCCGTCACTATCGACGCTGATAGCATTACCATACTCGAGTTCGTCAGTGTCGTCCATTAACCATTTACGAAGTTTTTGTTTAAATGTTAATTTCATAGGTTTTTCTTCTGTATACGGGTTTGATCTAATTCTTTGTTTAAGAACTGCTGAGGATTTATTCAACGCACGTTGTAATCGATGGATAGACTTTGCAGTTGAGGCATATTGCCCAATATTACTCATTTTATAATCTCATCTTTGCCATATTGATCCCAACTAGTAAACTTATCTCTACCAAGTAGGTCGTGGAGGTTATGACACCACACTCCGGGATTAGTTGCTTTAAAATCTTTATCGTCTATCTTTATTGTAGCATTATATCCCAGCTGTTGTAAATAGGGCAGTTTAACCGAAATCTGCGGAATAAACTGACGCTTCTCTACAAGACCGCTTTCCAATAAGCCTTCAACTTGTGCTAGATCTAGATCCAGCGTACACCAAAAATCTTCGTCGGCATCTAGACAAACATAGATCATATCTTCCCATAGACGCCATTGTTCTGCATTGTTGATTTCTAATTTAGGAAAACTTTGATTAGCACCAAAGTAGATATGAGTACATTTATGGTCACGAGCAAGTTCCATAATTACATAGGCATCGTGTACACCTGTTACAAACAGAGTTTTCATTCCATATGCAGGGGTCTTTTCGATCTCAATGCCTGTAAAAAATGTAATGCTATCTGCAACACCCGATTCGTAATTTCTTTTCATACTGTTTGTTTTCTTTGTTGACGCTCTGCTTCGTGATGATCACACAGAGTTTTAATCCACCCACCATCTCTTCTTTTACCCGGCGAGCCACATTCTTCACAACTAGCATCTGCCCACGCTTCTGCCATACGAACCATTCCATTAATATATTCGTCGCCGCCATCATAGTAGAAACGTAGTCCGCCAAACTTCTCTTTAATCTGTGCCACTGTTACCTGTGGCACTACTTCTAACTGTTTGTTTTTCCAATCAATGTGATGCTGAATATTAGAGCACAGTTTTTCTAGAATAGGCCACCAACCTTCACCGCAGGCAAATCCGCCATACTTGCCGCTAAACATCTTTGGAAAACGTTCTTCCATCTGTTTAGCAAATGCATTGTATTTTTCAAATTCGTCACTCATTACCAGTTACTCACGTCAGTATTGTCAACTTTAACTTCCTTGCCCAATAGTTCAAATTGAACTGTTGTGGTAGGCCCAATGCCGCTAGAGTGTTCCTCAACAATTTCAAATTGAGGAATCTCCGGAAAACGATTAGCAATATCTGCCAATGTTTTAATCTGTGTCTGTGTTAGTATATATTTTTTCATCGTTCGTCATCAAAATCGACAGTTTCGTGATCGTGTTCCCATTGCTTACGTCTTAGTATAGCAAGTTCATCTCTTAAAAGCAACCTCTGTTTCTTCAATTCTTGCATTTTCATATCTTCAAACAGTCCATTCTTTTCTAGTGTATCGATTTTTTGGTCCAATACTCTATGAGATTCCTCTAAATGTTTAATTCTGTTTTCGTACATAGTTACTCCTTATTCCGCTACAAGTTTATCCAATTCACCATCTTCACGATCGTCGTTCCAGGAATCTTTATCTTCACTACCTTCTTCATAGAACAGGTCGTTTGAAATATTTGTAACACCACCACGTAGGCGTGAGCCTTCCAAATTCTGCATAAAGCCTCTGGTTTCTGCATCAGCAATCATAGCAAATGCAGATTCTTTGTCTGGACAATTAAACAGTTCTTCAACAAAGCGATCAAAATACAAGATATTACGAGGAACCCAATCGCTATACTCATCGCTCATATCACGATCTTTGTTCTTCTTCCACATTCTCCAATCTGGACGAATCTTAGCTTGTTCAATATCTGCCAAATTGTTAGCACGTTGTACAGCTACAATGTGTTGATAGACATTATGTCCCATCATTAGTGCATAACCAAAACTGTCCCAAGATGTTTTGCCTTCTTTGCCGATCTTGTTTAACATTCCCGGCTTGTAATGACAAACGTCTGCTACATTAAGTCTACGGCCGATCTCGCTTTCGAACGGAAACGGAATGTCTGGACGTGATGCAAGTGCTTTATTATCCGGAGCCTTGTCCATAATAACACTCCAACGCTTGGCTGTGTGCTGACTATTGGTATAAACCAGTCCGTGTGCAGTTGCAATGAATGGCGAAGCACAGTCAAAGCTGATTGTAAAGTTAGGATTAACGTGTTTACGGATCTGACGTTGAATACTAGTTAGGTAGCATGACCAATCTAACTGTGCAGTACCCAAGAAGTGCATCCAATCCTTGCCTTCTAACATACCGTCAAAGCGCATAGTGATCAATCGACGCAGAGTAATATGCATCTTGCACATATTAGCACCACCCATCGCCCAACCCTCAGCGGCTTTATCGCCCCAAACTTTCTTATCACTGAATTCTTTAACGCCTTCGTACCACGCTTCCGCAGTATCCCAGTTACTACCCTGTAGAACATTCAAGAACTTGGTAGCACCTAAACGATTTTCTAAGAAGTACTTGTTATTGTGGCGAGTCTTTTCTAGACAGTCTTCAAACGATTTTAATCCAGTCTTCGGACTGTGAATATGATCACAAGCCCAAGTAGGAACGTCAAGCATCATTGACCAATCAGCAGTTAGTTCAAGCCAGTTAAGGATATCGTCTCGAGTTTTATTAGCTGCTTTACCTTCGAAGTCTAACCAATCAAACTTAAGAATGCCTTTACCAATCTGGTAACCACCAGAGTCTCCTAAGATCATTGTCTTACTACGATCACGTTGTTGAATCATTGAATCGTGATCCATTGTTTTAGTAAGATCTAACTGTGCATGACCTGCTGAATACAAACCATACTTGTAATAAAAGTAGCCTTGTTCGGGATTTAAAAAATTCATACCTTCAATACCACGATCGAATCCTGCTGGAATACGATCTTTAGGTACAAACTCTTCCTTACGTTGTTTTGCAATGTAAGTGCTGTAAAAACTACTAATCGCAGGCAAATAGACTGCGTAGTCTTTCTGTAGGGGTGTTAAATCAACTGGTTGTTTCATGTTCTCTCGATAAAATTGCTGTAAGTTCTAATCTTGTTTTTGCCTGTTCTAACTGTTCTAATGCTATACGAACAGCTTCGTTAGTTGTTGCTAACTTGTACCACGCATTTTCTTCATCTCGCTTCTTACGTGCCCATTGAACTATGTCTAGTACATCTTGATCTAGGCCTACAGTTGCATAACTGGTAGATAGCATTTGCCAATTGCTACCGTTAAACACTTCTATGTCTGTGTTGTGTATGCGTAGCATACCAGTCATTGGATTGCTAGAGTTTGGGCCAACATACGGTAAGGAAGTATTACCTGCACTAACTGTTACACCCGATATGCCTTGTAGACCTTTGATCATATTTAGGCAGCTTGAGCTGGAATAATATATTTGTAAGTAGCAAGTCCACTATCTAGTGTAATCTGAATAGCACCTTCATTTGACAACGACATCTTGGTGTTGTTGACATCTGCAATTTTAAGAATACTCAAGATCGGCAACACCGGCCAAGTCCAACCGCGATCAAGTTTACCAGTTACACCCATTGCAAAAATAAATTCGCCACCGTGTGTACTAGCATCACCGAATATGAATTTTAATTTATCACCATCAGTCTTTGCCAAGAATGTTGGATGTTCGTTGTTAGCACCTGCCTGAAAGTTAAAACGTTGCACAGCACTAACTGTTGGCTCAATCTCTACGTCCCACTTAACGCCACGGAACTTGACAGTTTTCATCTTTTCGTTGATGATTTCTGTATTCATGAAACGATAGTCGTTCTTGAAGTCACCGTCTTTGTTTTCAAAGTGTAAGCCTGTCGGAATCGTTTCGCCATTGCGATCTGCAGTAGTAATACTAATCTTGGCATTTTCTTTGTACTCAGCACCGTCTAACAAATATTTCAATTTGTTTAGTTGCGGCATACCAAACACACCTATCATATCTGGATATGGTGCATTGGTTTCAGCCTCCATAATCACTGAACGGTCTTCAGCCATTGAATTGATCAAAGTTTTATTTTGATCACCGGTGACTTTAACTGTGGTCAAGAAGCCTAGGTTCTGTGTGTGTGACACGATGTCTTGTAGTATATCTTTCATTTAGAATTCTCCTGTATATTAAGATTATATTTAGATCTAGAGTAAAAAGCAACCGCAATTTACTCAAAGTCAAAAAGTTTTGCGAATGTGTTGTCACTGCGAGTTGAACTGATGTCCCATTCCAAGACTCCAATCAAATTTTCTAATTTTTCATCGATGACTGCATTTTCCATTTCAGCATCGTTAAAAGGCAAGTCTTTGAACCATTGAGGCAATCTCAGTTCATCCACCGGGTAGGCAACTGATGTATAGCCCATAGGATTATCTTTGACCTTACAGACAATAACTTTTGCACCGTCTGTAATAGCTACTGAGTATTTGTCATCCATCATACGCTTCAAAGTGTTCCAGTTAAGACTTGCACGAACGTGTCCGGGCATATTAGCCTTGCCAGCTTTCTTTTCTTTGTCTCGATATTCACTAATGTTGTTAGCACGTTTTGGGCTACCCTTCTCCCAACCTGGTCTAGTTTTAAACTCAGTACGGAAGTTAGTGATGTATTCTAATACTTCTTCTTTTCCTGCACCGTTGAGAACTCTGGTAAGCACTTCGCTGAGAAAATCTTGAATTACCACGGGAGTATCGGATCTTTTTAAATCAAGTCCCATTGCTTTGATTTTGCCAGGAGTACCCCCAATGTCTGCTCGCTTGCCTTCTTTGTCATAGTAAAGGACTGCATATCGCTTCTTGGTGATGAATAGTCCTTTGGAAGCAACAATCTCGCGACCTGCTTTGATGACCTCTCCTCGAGACTTTGGGCAGTGAAATGCATCTTGCATAAACTTTGGGAAGGTTCCATTAACAGTTTCTCCTATTGTATCGTAAAGTTCAACAACTGATTCCTTGCTCCAAGGAATAGCCCCTTTCTCAATGTCCTTCTTTAACGTAGCATACGCTGAGAAGTAACAAGAGTCTGTGTCACCGTAGATGATCGCTTTGCCAATATGATCATTATCTCCGGTTATAATTTCGTTTACTTTACCTGCCATGTGACGAGCAATAGCACGACCTGTAAGTGTAGTCGATTGTCCAATACGATTGTCAAAGAATCTACAACCAGGATTAAGAATAGCACCATACAGGCTGTTCAAATTAATCTTCTTAACCAACTGTCGCTTGTCCCAGTATTCTTCTTCAATTTTATTACCGGCTGCAATACAATCCTTTAGTTTGGCCTGCATTTCTTTACGTTCAGCATACCAACGTTTTAACAAGCCGGGAATGATACCTTCTTTCTCATAGGTAAAGATTGTGCCGTTAGCACTAAGCATCCAAGGCTGATTGCTTTCAAAGATTAGATCGTAGGCTTGAGCAGCACTTAGCGTATCAACACCGCCGTCTTCCCAGTCGATAGTAATTTCACGCCCGACATTTCTTTCTAGTACGGCTGCGTATTCTAGTGATCCAAACACACCTTCCCATGCTGATGCAAATGATTTACCTTTGGCAATTTCAGCAGCAATATAATCTTTAGTGCCGTCTTGACGCAACTGACCAACAATAGTTTCCGGACCCATGTTCAACGCTCTAATAGCTGACGGATACAGCGAGTTAATATCTAACGAACCAATCCATTCGTGAATGCCTTTCTTGGGATAGGCCACATAAGCACCAGCGGCTTGATTACTAAAGCCTTCTTCACGACTTATTCTATTAGGAACAATCATTCCACGCTTGTGAGCTTCGTTGATAATGGCCTGCTCAGTTACAGCTACAGCACCCATTGTGGTCTGTAGTAGCACAGTACATTCGTGTGCCAGTGTGTTAGCAAGAGCCAGAAACTTTAATTTCTTATCTAACTTTTCTAACAACATACAGTCTTGTCTATTGTATTCAATAAATCTACGGAAGTCATTGTTATACAGTTGATCCAACGTGCCTTCGTAGACAGTTTTGTTCTCACCGATCTCTGCTTCACCGATAGCATCTAGTCTATAGGTATGACGTTCTTCATATGTGTACTTGCGATACAGTTCAAGACTGTCTAGGTGTACACGACCAATAAGATCGTATGTGACAGCGGCCTTACCGTATTTTTCGTACTCACGCTTCTTGGGAAACTGATTCCACAAACAAAAACGTCTTGTATCTTCTTTACTTAGAACTTTGGCCACACGATTAACTGTGTAAGGAATATCAAAGCCTTCTGAGTTCCAACCACTTAGTACATCTGCATCTTGTATTAGATCCAAGAACATGTCTAACATATCTGCTTCGTTATCAAACAAATACGTGTTAGGAAATTCTTCAACTTGCTTTTTAGCCTCTTCCATACTTAGGGTCTTGGGAGGAATGGCCAAACAGACCATAGTCTGCATCCATTGTAGGTAGACAGCAATAGCAGTAATGGGCATAAATGCGTCCTCTGGACTAGCATAGCCACGT